TCCTCTGCTGCAACTACGTCATCAGTTTCAAACGAAAGATCATCTATTTCTGCCATAATTTAGTATCCGAATGTTGGGTCTGACGCTTGAAAGCCAGAATTTTGTGTTGCTGGGTTAAAGTCCCATAGTGAACTACGTGGTCTAGTCATTATACCATACCTTAAAGCATCATACAAGTGGTCTTCTGCATTTGTATCAACATCTTCTGGATTTCTTTTGTCCAGTGGTATTGCTGGTAGTTGTGCTATTGTATTAGTGCAGTTAGCCATAAACACTAGTCTAGGCTCCTCAGTAAATTCATCTACCTGTAAGCGTCTGTGCATTTCGTTCTTACCAGCTACCCTTGATCCACGAGAACGATCAGAGGGACGCCATCTACAGCCCTTCATGTTCATTTGTTCTGCTAGGCTTGGCCCTGTGTCTCCACGCTTATGCCACAATGAACTATCCAGTACTCCGTATCTTATAGTGCCATCTTCTTGTTCTGCTTCTAGTATCATATCAGCTAGGTCTGTAGCTGTTACCTTACTGCAGTATAACTCACGATACACGATAAGTTGCTCATCTGGTGACACAGCAAGCCATACAACACCTGTGTAGCTTCCATATCCGTAGTCACAGGCTCTGAAACGTGTCCATGACTTAGGTATATTATAAGGGTCTACTACATGTATATCCCTGTTAAACTCAGGAAATGCAGCACCATCATTTACATCCCAATTACCCTCAAGTAGTTGTTTTCTTTGATGTTCTGGTAGCGAGAGTAGCATTGCTTCATACTCACCACCTTTAGATAGGTATGGGTTGTCAAACAGGCTGGCAGGTATAAACCTACGCTTAAATAGAGGTTCACCTTCTCTGCTGTGACCTTTAGGGAACGTAATAGTATCCCCTGTTTCTATATTTGTAGCCCAGAATGCTTTATTTCTAGGCGCTGGGTCAATAAACATCTTTTTAACCCACTGATGCCCATTTCCACCAGGGTTTGTTGTGGCTCTCATGTACAAACCTAGCTCATTACTATGTGCAGACCTCAAGCGTGACCTCATATAATCCCATGCGTAGTTTGAGTTCCACTGAGTTAGCTCATCAAAGCCTATCCAGTTGAACGCCTGTCCTTGGTAGCGTGTTACATCCATGTCTTTGTCCAAGTAGGACATCCAAAGTCTGCCACCTCTAGGGCTAATCCACTGTGACTTGCGTTCAGACCACTTTATGCCTGGAATAGCTTTAGGATATAGCTCTTGACTCTTCTGAATAAGCTCTCGTAGCTCTTCTGTAGTGTGTCGTACTAGCAAACCACTAAAATTAGCGTTTCCTAAGCCGTGTAGAGGGTCTGCAAGCATGGCGTAGCTCTTTCCACCTCCTGCTGAGCCTCCATATAGTACCTCTCGTTCACTAGAACTTAGAAAATCTGTCTGTGGGCCAGCATTAGGCTTAAATACTACGTCCTGTGCTACTTCTACGTCATACTGTGGAGGCAAAACTGTCGCTGGTACTGTCTTCTCTTGCTTCTGCTGGGTCTTCACCTGAGAGGGTGTAGGCTCCGATACGGTTTGTTTCAAGCGTTTCGATCTCCGTGAGGATTTTCTTGAGCCGCTTGGCAAGGAACCGTTTAGCTGTAGCTGCTTTTTTACGTTTGAGGTCAATGTCTATTCTTCTTCTTAGTGTGTGCTCAGAAATAGCTCTTCCTGTTTGCTTTTCTAGCCATATGGAAACGTCTGCATAACTATACTGCTTTAAATGGCGCTTTGCAAGCTCTAATGCCTCTAATTGTAAAGGAATAGGCTCTAAAAGTGCATCATTGTCGTAGCAAACCCTATATCCGTAAGGTACACCCTTATTAGTGTTGCCTAATCTTACTACTGTATGCCACTCTTTTTCTCTTCCTTTGGGTGGCTTAGGTAGTTCCCAGTACCCTATGTCTTCTGAAATCTTTAGACGCACTTATTCGTTAGCCCCTTCTTTAGGTGGTAAGTAAAATACACCGCCACCACTAGAAGATACGTCCAACCTATCTATTTTACCTAAGCCAGCACGATCCAGTAAGTCTTTGGCTGCAGATATTTTATCTCTAATGCCTAACTCAGTAGGGTCATACAAAGCACCAGACATAGACATGGCTGCTTTTGGTGCTACCTGTGCAAAGTAAGTACGTGTAGCATCTGTTATCTCATCTTTTAGGGACTCTACAATAGCACGAGTAGAGCTAGTTCCCCCATACCCTGCTAACTTTTTAGCTTGTACAGCATCCCCTTGAGCTTCCTCAAAGAGAACCTCTAAGAAACGCCTCTGATTATCTGTTAAGTTACGTGCCATTTATCTTGTTCCTATCCATACCAAGCCAAACAAACTACCTATAAATATAAAGAATAAAGTAATACCTGCACTCCATTCTATTATTGTTTGTTGTAACTCTAGTCTTTTGTATTCGTTTTCTTTTTTCTGAACACGTATCTCTGCTTCTATTTTAAGTAACTCTTCCCAATGAGAAGGTCCATACACTACAGAAATAAAATCTTTAAGTTCAGCCCTCATTGAGTCACGTTTTTTCTTGGCAGCAAATATTTCCATTGCCTCTGACTCAACACCACCACCTAATATTTTAAAAACACTAGGCTTTTGATTACGTTTATCTACAAAGTCTATGTCTGACATTGCACTTGCCCACTGAGATAGTTGACCGCCCATGTCTTGTAAGTCTTTGCCTACCTGTATACCTTTTTTAAGTGCATTAAATGCTGCTGTTGCACCTGCGATAGCAGTAATGGGATCAATCATACGCAGTGCCTCTTATAGTATTATTTTCTAATTGCCATCTTTTCTACAGACAGACGAATAGCTTTAATGTTTTCATCTATTCTAGCCATAGATACAGCCTGTCCATGTACTGCATCCTCCATACGGCCTAGTCTCTGTTGTACCTCTACAATTTTAGATGCATTAACTTCTATGTCAGAGGTCATTGTACTTACAGTCCAAACGATAGCAGCACCCTGCACAAATAAACCAAAGATTAATGTTAGTGGTACAGACTTACTCAAGTGCCAGTTATCATTAGACATGTTTTAATCCTTATGGTTTAGTGGGCCAATCACTATCTTCTAAATTAGGCCAATCAGAGTGACTAGATATATCTCGTAGTGCTTGACGGTATGTAGTCATTGCACTAGTCATTGTTACATCTGATAGTGCATAAAAGTCTGTAGTTGCAATTAAGGTATCTCTTTTTTCTCTCATTCTTTCTGCAGAAGCTGCATCTAATTCTACTTGATGTGCAGCTTCATGTTGTGCTTTTGTTGTTGTTACACCATCTACTGTAGTAGCTGCAAACATATCTTGAGCAACATACTTTTGTACCCAATCTCCATTTGCATTTTGTTCTACGCCATCACGAACTGATCTTTGATGTACGGTACAAGTAGCATTTGGACTTATAAGTACAGGGTCTACATTTAAAGCATTGCAAGTATTACTATTAAATATTTTAGGCAAGCTTATATTTTTATTAGCTGAACGTAGTTCACCTTGTGTGCTAACTGCACCTGTTGTTCTATTTCTATATTCACCCACTAGATTGATCCTTTCTTATGAGTTTGATTATGAACCAGCAGCAATAGCTAAATATACAAATTTGCCACCACTATTATTAACATCATTACCACCAGCATTTGTTAAAGTAATACCTGAACTAAGAGGATCAACAAGGTCTTCACCAGAACTTACATTTCCACTATTGAGCTTTGCCTTTTCATCATTTCCAGATACTATACCAGTAGATGAACCTTCATGGAATAAAAACCAATTACCAGTACTATCAACTCTTTTTGTTAAAAAGAAAGCTGTGCCATTTGCAAAGCCAAAATCTAAATTTTGTGTACCGCCAGTTCCATTATATGTTCCTATATCACATACACCAGCACAACTAGTAAACATCCAATTAAAATACTTTTCATTATTTTGATTTACTAAACCTTCATCACTTAATGAAAACACAGAATCTGTAGGATGTGCGCCATTAAAATAATTCGCATTTACTTGTGCACTATTTTCATTTAAATACAACGGTTGATTATTATTACTACCATCTACTGCATCTTTATGATATACAATCCAATCCTTAGAATTACTAGCTTGGTGATTTTTTATAAACATTATTTTAGGAACAGCATTTAATCCATGCTTTATACTTCTAGTTCCACTCTCACCACGATAAGTAATAAAGTTCATAAAACCAGCTTGGTTTTTAAACATGCAGTGGGATATTGCGGTTTCTGCACCATCACTACCACCAACGCCAAACATTTGATCTAATGCACCGTCACTAAAATCCCTAAATTCATCTTCGTCATAGGTTTTTATGTAGTGAGGTGTTCTTGATCCTATTTTTCTATTATAATATCTGCAGTCATTATTAATTAACTGAAAACCAGCATCTACTCTAAAATCTGGACTTGGAAAACAAGGATTAGCATTTTGTCTAGTTGTACCTTTAAATACTGTATCAGGATCGGTAGGTGGTAAACCCATCATAGGCACTCTAATTGCAATATACCAATATTTATAATTGCTTCTATTTACAGCATTAGTAGCCTCTAATAAAATACCTTTACCTTGATCTGGTCCCATACCACCAGCGCCGCCAAAACTATACTCAGCCGAATTAGAATTTGTATTTGATGGATGGTCTTTAAAACCACTAGACATCCCCCTTACATCATCAAACATATAAAAATCACCGCCATCATTATCTTTGGTCATAATCCATTGAGGTTCCCATCCACCACCTATAGTAATGTCTTGTATAGCACCAGAACCATTATAAGTACCACATGAAATTAATTCATTTTCTAAGTCTTCATCATCTGTATGCCCAAATACATAAGCAACATACGTCACTGAATTTTTATTTATTCTATCATTTGTTCCTAGACTAAAAACAGTAGATGTAGGTGCTGTGTCTTGAAACACTGTAGCATCATCTGTTGGCGAAGTAGCAGTATGTAATCTTTGATAATATTGTTCAGGATTTGAACCTCCATTCATACCTCTATGATAAACTGTCCAGCCTTCGTTATTATCTCTATCATGGATCATAATACAACCAGGAGTAGAACCTAAGTTATGAGCAATAGTTCTATTACTACCATTCCCTGTGTACTCAAACACTTTAAAAAATTTATCTTGATTTCTAAAAGTCCATCCTACATATTTTGTAGTATTACCCTGTGCAGAATTATTGCGATAACCATTACTATTAAATGTAAAGTTATTTTCAGTTCCTTCAGCATCATTAGTATGTAAAGACTGTCGTTTACTAGCACCAGTAACTGTATTCATAGCATATTTAGCTGCAGATGTACTTCTAGAAGCCCACCAAACAGCACCACCTTGACCTGTCAAATCTATATTATTAACAATATCTACATCACTTGAACCATCACCAACCCAAACATCAGTGCTAAAATACTGTTCAATATCAATTCTGTCATCACTAGTGCCAGCAGCACCTAGAAATGTTTTTTGAAATGAGCTACCATGACTAGCCAATTGCTGTTCCTCCTAAGAAACCATAATAAGTTGTACCACCATCTCTAGTTATAAATCCATACGCCTGTACTTCATTATTACCTGCAGCATCAGGAGCACTACCACCAGCCCAATCAACTGTATTAGGCCATGTTAATGTAACAGCCGTACTGTGTTGAGTTACTATAAGTGTAAATGCAAATGAAGTACCACTAGCAGGTGGATTACTAAATGTAAACGTAGTGTTTTGATCCAGTGTAACAGCAAAATGATTAGCTGTCAATAGATTACAATCAACTGTACTTGCTGCACTAAGAGAATCATATGTTTCTTGGTATGTTACTGGTTTAACAGCACCAGTAGAGTTTAGTGTCATTTTTACTGCAGCAGCTTCACTTGCACCTGTATGAAACTCTAAACGTGTAGCATTATTAGAAGAACTAAAGTCACCTTCAGCAACAGCTTGTACAGCAGCAGCTACAAGTATAGCATCAGTTCCTGTACCTTCATCAGGAGCTTGGAAAGCAAGTTTACCTATAACATCATTAGCTGCCATATCAGTCTCACCTGTCTGTAAGGTAAGAACAATAGGCTTGTCATCTGCAGTAGCAGTATGTTTTAGTGCTAGTCCTACATCAGCAACATGCGTAAGGGTAATATCACTGTCAGCACCAAAATGAATTACTGATGCATCACTTAACATAAGTAAATCATCACCAATAACAGCATCTAAAACTACAGACAAACCACCATCAGTTTGTAATGAACCATCTGTTGTACTTGTTGCAGCAGTTGAATCATCTGTTTTTAATACACCACTAAAAGTTCCTGTTGTTGCGGCTAATGTTCCTGCTACAGTTAATGCGCCATCAGCTAATGTAATAAGGTCTGTGTCATCTGTGTGACCAATGGTTGTACCGTTAATAAGAACATTATCAATGTCTAATGAACCACCAGATATAAGACCTGTAGTAGTAATAGTAGAAGAACCAG